TCATCGCGCTACAGCCACGTCATGACGCTGGCTGCGGCACTCCACGAATGCCCGCAGGATCGCCCCATGCTCCAGATGGAGCGCAGCGGAAAGCCGAGACCGGTAGCAGACCGGTATCGCCATGGTCCAGGCGTGCGTAAGTCCTCTATAGGTAAAGAAGTTGATCTCCACCGCGAATATCACCATGCGATTTTTTTGGCGATAGCTAGCGAGCTGGAGAGCAGTAGAATCAAGGCTTTCAGGCGCCATGATTCTCCAGAATTCGCATTGACTGGTACAAAAACTGGTACAGGGTCAGCGGTCCGACTCATAAGTCGCGACGCCGGTCCCTACCGCCCGCCATTCGTCCTGCGGCATGCGCGAATCACAGATGAATACCTCGACCTCCCCGCCTTCTTTCGGCTCCGCAGGCCGAATAGCAGCATGCCGGAGAATCGTCTGCATGTCCGGCACGTAGCTGCTCTCCGAGCCATGGAACGACCAGATGCCATGTTTCCCAGCGCTGCCCACCTGGTGGTCGAGTTTCACCGACCAGCCCTTGAATCGAATCACCAGCATGCCCTGCCCTCGTAGGAAAAGGCCGTAGTCTACTCCTAATCCTGGCAGGCCTGGTTCGCAGCCAGGAGCTGCGCCTCGTATCCGATCCTCTGCAAGCGTTCGGCGAGCAACGCACGGACCTTGGTCTGGATATCGTCGCCCTTCCTCAGCCCCGCTGTGGCCCACACCGGAACCTCCACCGCCGGCACCCGGCACGGCACCGCCACCGGCACTTCTACGCGCACCGTGCGCGGCTCGGCTTCCTGCCGGCCGGCGCATCCCGCCAGCGCAACCATCACCAGCATCAGCACCACCCTCATAGCCCCAACTCCTGATCGATGACCACTTCGGCTGCCAAGCACTGATCACCAGCGGAGCGCTCACGCAACAGGCGCTGTGCCGCGGCATACTGCTCCGCGGCCTGCTGCCGTCCCCGATCCACAGCCAGCGCGGCATCCCGGGCGCGTTGCTCGTCGGCCAGGCGCAGCGCGGCAACCTGTCGGACCTGCTCCGCCACTGAGGCCTCCAGGCTGCCCCGGGCGGCACGGCAGGCGACCAGATCCGCCAGCGCAGCATCGAGCTGCGGCCGGTAGTGCCGCGCGCCGATCCAGACACCGCCAGCGGTGCCGAGGCCGACCAGAAGCAGGCAGGCCAGCGCGACCGATAGAACGCGGGCGGAGATCACGACAGCACCCTCTTCGCCCGCTCCCACAGCGCCAGGCGCTCCGCCTGGCCGTTCGTGCCGCCGTTGATGCGCCGAGTGATGGCGGCGAATTCGCCGCGGTCGGCCAGGTCGTTCAAGCCGTGACTGGCCCACCACCAGGCCGCCGAGATCGCCGCCCACTCCGGTTGCTCGAGAAGCTCGGGTTCCTGCTCCAGTGGCTGGCCCAGCCCGGCGCCGGCGGCGCGGTAGTTCGCCCGGCCGGTGATTTGCAGCAGCCCGCGCCCGCGGTACCGCCAGCCATCGCCCGATGCCTCGTCGCCATTGCCGTTGCGCGAGGCGTAGGCGTTGTTGGCGATGGCTCGGGAGTTGCGCGCCAGGCGCTGCGCCAGGGCGTTGGGCTGGCCGTCGGCGCTGAATCGCCCCTGGTTTTCTAGACACTCTCCAAGCTCAGGAAATAGCGTTTCTCATACTCTACTGGAGACAGCTGCATAGCACTGCTGTGTCGGCGTTTAGGGTTATAGAACATCTCGATGTAATCGAAAATATCACTTCGGGCTTCTTCACGGGTTGTGTAGATCTTTCGTCGGATTCGCTCTCGCTTCAAAAGCTGGAAAAAGCTCTCGGCTACAGCATTGTCGTGGCAGTTTCCCCGCCGGCTCATGCTGCTGATTACATTGTTGGCCTTCAAAAAGCTTTTCCAATCCGAGCTACTGAACTGACTGCCTTGATCTGAGTGAATCATAACTTGCTGCTGAGGCTTGCGTCGCCAAACAGCCATCAACATCGCGTCGATAGCCAGGTCGCTGCACATCCTTGGCTTCATTGACCAACCAATTACTTGGCGTGAGAACAGATCCAGCACTACCGCGAGGTAGAGCCACCCTTCATAGGTGCGGATGTAAGTGATATCTGTCACCCAGACCTTGTTCGGCTCACTTACCTTGAACTGCCGCGCGAGGTGGTTGGGCGAGGCCACTGTTGGTTTTCCACCATAGAACCCTGGACGCCGCCGATAGCCCGTTTGAGAACGCAGCCCCTCCGCCTGCATCAAGCGCCTGACTCGATTTCGGCCGCATTCCTCTCCCAGCTCACGCAGGTCATCGTGAATTTTGCGGTAGCCGTATACACCTCCGCTTTCCAGCCAAGCGTGTTTGATCAAGCCAAGCAGACGTTGATCTTCTTTTGCTCGGGCAGATTGAGGCTCGGCCAGCCAGGCGTAATAGCCGCTGGGGTGCACCTTGAGGGTTTGGCAAAGGCGCCGCACCGGGTAATCAGTCGAGTGCTTCTTGATGAAGGCGTACTTCAGCCGCACTCCTTGGCAAAGTACGCGGCGGCCTTTTTTAAGATGTCTCGCTCTTCCGTCACGCGCTTGAGTTCAGCGCGTAGCTTGCGCAGTTCGGCCTGCTGATCGTCGTCTTGCTGACGCTGCTCTTGGGGCTTGCTGTAGACCTTGATCCAGGCGTAAAGACTGTGCACGGACATGCCCAGGCGCTGGGCGACATCGGCGACAGGTTTGCCTTTCTCGGTCACTTGCTTGACCGCTTCGATCTTGAATTCTTCGGGGTAACGCTGACGACTCATGGCACCTCCTATTTGGGCCTCATTATGAGGCTTGGAGGTGTCTACGAAACCAGGGGCGATTCACGCCGAGGTATCGGCTCGGCCAGGTCGCCGCCAAGCCTTGGGCGCTGTAATTGAGGTTCTCCACCAGGCGGGTCAACTGGCCGCTTTCGTGGCCAACTTGGGCGAGGAACGCGGCGACTCGCACAGGCGACGTGATACCGAAGCGCGTCATCCCGCGGTTCAGCGCACCAACAAAAACGCCGGCTCGAGGGCCGGCGTTCGGGAGGACATGCAGCAACTGCTGCTCAGTGATAGGCATACGCTCTCCTGAAATAAAAAAGCCCGCTTAATGCGGGCTTCTAACTAGCTACCTTTTGACAAGGACAATTCTGGAGGTCTCTTTATATGCGTCAGGATATTGTCCTTCTCTTTTGACACAAAATATTCAGAACCAGCTTTAGAAAGATGATTACTGTCGCTGTACAAAATTGCGTCGTTCGCAATAGATTTGCAGAACCCATCATGACAGAAAACATCATGCGGATTTATGAAGAGCACGCCAGGTATTTTTGAGACGTCGGCAAGAGCCTTGTTAATCGCTACAGACCTAACATCCGAATAGGGAATGCCAATTTTCGAAAGACAGTAGCCTCTCGCAAAGCTCGGTCGGTTGTAGCACCCGGCAATATCCGGAGAGCCAGCACCAGGCACATTTCCGATCACGATCATTTTTCGCGATCCGATCCGGCTCTTGAGTTCACGTATCTTCTCGATAAGCAGGCTGTATCCACCAGCGCCTTTACTATCTGGAACAGGTACGTGCCCAGGGTTTGTCGCAGCTATCGTTAACTGGTCAACCCATAGTTGAGCTATCACAAGAACCGCCTTTGGGTTTCTGTCCAGAGCCGCAAGCGCATCATCGAGTGCTGCCGAGCACAGCGAATCCCAATCGGTTCCGGGCGTCAACCTGGTCATACCGGGAAGCAGAATGCAGCTAACAGAGCTAAGGTAAATGTTGAGCTTCTCTGGCGTGCCGAGGACTTGATCTAGTCCGTATGCATACTGTCGTGCATGGCTATCACCAATAACAACCACATCCGCAATACCTCCCCCGCTAATCCATCCCCTCTCCTGATATCCGTTTCCTCCATACTGGTCTATGTGGAATTTCTTAGAATCAGCCAGTTGAGCAGCAATCCCTTTTGGCGGTTCGGATACTCGCCACGTCCAGCCTGAATTTCCCCATGCGGTTGCAGATGGAACCACAAGAAGACAAGAAAGCATCAGGCAGGACAAATTGAAACCGTTACTAGATATAGTCTTGCCACTCTGGCTGCGAAATGGAGTCTCAACGAACCTGAACAGCAGATATCCGAGCACAACAGACACTATGACAATGGCAACCTTAGCAGATATCGATACATCCCCTGAATAATAGTATTTATAGAATACAATAATCGGCCAATGAACCAAGTATATCGAATAACTAATCTTCCCGAGGAATACAAATGGCGACGTAGATATTGTCAACCTGGAAAAATAAGAGCCGGAAGAATATATTACAAGAGCAGACCCAGCGCATGGAATCAATGCGTTATAGGTTGGGAATGGAGTAAGTGCATTGAACTCAAAAACAGAATATCCAATCAGCGCAACGCCTGATGCGAACAGAAAGTTATGAACAGAAGAAGAGTTAACCTTTGGAAGAAATACAATGATAGCACCTAGACAAAACTCGAAGACGCGAAATGGAGTTAGATAAAATATTGTCGATGCGCCATCAGAGAACCACCCAGATACAACCTTTCCAGCCCATGAAACAAGGACGCTAGAGCCATCAATAAAGGAAACGTTTCCTAGAAGGCTAGCAATACCGGAAATCAATAGGAACGAAACCACTCCCTTGGAACCAAATTTCTTTCCAAAGAAAACGACAAGGATTGGCCAGAATATATAAAACTGCTCCTCTACAGATAGAGACCATGTATGCAGAAGAGGCTTGAAATCAGACGCGGTGTTAAAATAACCGCTCTCACTCCAGAAGTAAAAATTAGACAACGAGAATAGAGAGTAAATAACCTCTCCAGAAAATCTACTTAGATGCTCTGGACTGAAAAAAAGGTTGGCACAAATAAAGCTAACTAAAACTGTTACGAATAAAGCAGGGAAAAGGCGTCTCACGCGCCTTGAATAGAACCTATGGTAGTCAAAGGTTCCAGCGGTCGATATTTCCTTGTAAATCAACTGAGTGATCAAGAACCCGCTGATCACAAAGAAGACATCAACGCCAACGAATCCGCCAGCTAGAGAGCTAAACCCTGCGTGGAACAGGAGGACGCTCATTACAGCAATCGAGCGTAGTCCGTCAACCCCTGGAATGTATTTCATTGATGACACCGCGAGTTCTCCATGATCGCCGCCGTGAGGACCGGCGATCATGGCACAACGGCGCTAGCGTGTCATATAGGAGAACGAACACTGTAAGGTGTCGCCGTTCGCCCACGTCATGGGCGACGTGGCGCGGACCTGCTGCGCTCCCACGGAGATAGTAATGTAGTCCTGACCTGCGCCAATGGATGCCCACCCAGTGAAATCCGCACCAGCGCTCGTATCATAGATCCGCACAGGAAACCCTCTCTGGTTGAAAGAAAGGTGGCCAGGGAACGGAAGGGAGAACCTATAACCTGACGCTGCATCCCCGAAGGTTGTAGTCGAACCTGCTACCAACTCAATCTGCACATGACACATGTGACCAGCTCGAACATAGTTACCAGTCAAGGTACCATTGCCAATTGCAGGAGTGGCGCTAGTCTGCGTCCAAGTTGGGGTGTAGGTCCTACGCTGTACATAGACGGAGTTGTATTGCGAGTTGGTCGCGTTCTCCGTGAGCGACGGTACAGAGCAGGACGGACCAAGGTTGATGCCTTGGGCAGAGTCGAGCGCAACAGGGCCTGCAAAAGCAACCCCATCAATTGAGTGGTCAAAGCCCTTAAGGGTCGTCGTAGCCCCAAGCGTCGCGCAGCGCCCATTGGAAATGTGGAACAGTGTAGAAGTCGCGTCGAATCTCAAGTCACGAATATAGAATTCGGTCATAGATCCGCCGTTACCAGCCCCTGGTCCAAGCGCAAAATTCGCACCACTGAGCCACATACCACGGAAAAACCGAGGATGAGGAGCAGTATCTCCCGCAATAGCGCAGCCAGCATAAGCATCCGTATCGACAGGGTACCCTTCGAATACTGTTACGTTAGCCCCTCCGCCCGCGTCACTGTCGAAGTAAAGAGGCTCACCACCCATGTTTACCGCACGACACCGGGTGATCGTTTGGCTAAATCCAGAGACGATACGGAACCCCTTACCTGTATAGGTAGCACCAACGCCTTCCAGGTTGATATCAAGAATGGTGGATAGCGTACCTACTACCACCATGTCGATGTTGGCGCCCTTCTTGATAGTGGTCCCTCGTTGTCCGCCCCTGCCAAGCCAGCGCTGTCCAGTCAGGGAGGTGAGCGTAGAGGTGATCAGGTAGGTTCCAGACGGGAATACAACATCTGAATACGGCCCTGCTGCTGCAATGGCAGCCTGAATCGCTGCCGTGTCATCAGTCGTTCCGTTGCCAGTGGCGCCGTAATTCGTAACTACGACAACCTTGAGCGCCCTAAGGGTATTTACCTCGTAGCCGATTGTATCTGATGGGTAAGATTCAGACGCATTGAATCCCAGCATCCCTGATCCGCCAGAATCTCTCAGTTGCTGACGCAGCGAGCGGTCTACCTGGGCAACCAGCAGACTCTCGTCGGTGGCCCAGTTCCCGCTGAGGCTGACCGGGAAATCTGCTGGCCGCTTAACGCTGTAGAGATTCCCGTCGCGCTGGATCAGTTGGGTCGGGCGATCAACAATCAGCGGAGAGCCGTCGACATACTCAAGGAAGCCTGGCTCGAATCCCTGCGCGGCGAGCCAATCGGCAATCCACTGCACAATGCCCCGCCAAGACTTCTCTTCACCCCCAATTCGATTCGTCCAGGTCAGGGCCTGGCCATTCATCGCAAGGTCAAGGTTCGCAGTGTTGTCAGACAGATCACGGAAGTCGGAAGACCCATTCGGCTCGACCGGGTTCATGGTGTTGTAACGGACGGGCATGGCTGCTCCTAGAAAGCAAAACCCCACACACGGCGGGGTTCCTCATAAGGGATAGGGTTGTCGATCATACCGCCTCAGGCGGCGCGGTAGCGTTGTCGTTGACGTAGAGCCGCTCGTCGTAGTTCACGCCGCGGACGGAGCAGCTCTCGAGGCCCTTCGGGTCCACGCCGGTGATCAGCACCGGGTGGATGCGGCCGAACAGGAGATGCGGCGGTTCACGGGTCCAGGAGAGATCGGGGACGAAACCAAGTGAGGGTACCCACATGCGGTATTCGTCAATTCTCGATGCCCTCCAGGGGCCGTCTACGCGACCATCCGGCTTGCGCAGGGCGACCCTCGCCATTGCCATAGATGCCCAGTCCAGCGGCTCGCTGCTCTCTAACACGAAGCCGCTGGACTGGGGCGTGAGCGACTTAAGGAATGCGCTCTGGCCGCTCCCCGGCGTGTCATCCGACACAGCGGCAAGGCTGAGATAACCGCTGTTGTTCGCGTCGAGTTCCGTCTCGAACGAGTAGTTCCAACGCCGGTAGCGCTGCTCTGCTGCTCGGCGCATGCCCTTCTGATAGGCCTTGTTGACGTCGCTCACCCCGACCGCGCTGACCTTCTCGGGCTTCAACCCCAACTGGCCAGGCAGGCGGCATGGAACGGTCTTTTTCTGGAACGTGCGGCCGTCGATGTACTCGACGTCGACACCGTCGTTGTCGTCTGGAGTTGGCGTGCTGAAGGTTCTGGACAGCGACCCCTTCATGTTCTGTGCAGAGTAGGCCCAGACCTCGCCATTCGCCGCCGGCGTGGTGTAGAGATGATCGACACCCTCGCGCAGTCCATCACGAACCGGACGCAGCCGACCACGCCCAATGGTCAGTTCAGAGAATCCCGCGGCGAGGATGTCGCCCAGCACTTCCTTCACCGTCGACGTCGACTCGTACTGGTGATCGAACGTATCGCCTCGCTCCGCCCAGATATCGGCCAGTGCATCGATCTCGACCAGGTCGAGGTCTGCATCCTCGTAGCCGACGGACTTCGCGACGTAGCAGAACGGCGCCACAAGATCCCGGACAGGCCGCGGCTCCGTCCACGCGCCGTTCTGGCGCGTCGGGAGTATCCGGGTACCGATCACCGAGACCCGATTCTCCGACTGCGCACCCAAGCGGCCGCCGCCGGCGACCGCCACTGAAATGACGGTCATTCCGGGGTACGACGACGGGCTTGCTAGCCTGGCCCGTAGGCCGTACCACTGCACGGTGTCCTGGATGGTGGTCTCGGTCGATTTCGCACCGATCCGACGCATCCTGACCTCAGGGCGCATTGCATACGGCAGGTTGATCCGGCGCGTGAATGCGATCTGGTCCAGAGTCGCCCGGCTGATGGTCTCTCGGTACGAGGTCCATGCGCCGGCCAGGGCCATGTCGCGCCACTGAAGCTCGATCTCGACCTGCCAATTGAAGAGCCGCCCCTTCTTATCCACGCCGCCGAGGCCTTGCGGGAACATGTAGTCGAACTCGATCGCGGTGGCTTTCTCGGCCTCCGGGTTACCTGCGAACGGGCCGGCCCAGTCTCCCTCCAGCGTGGACCCGTCCAGTTTCAAGACCGCCGAGTTGCTCTCGATGTAGTCGAAGCCAGGCCAAGCAGTGTCGTCGGAGCCGGTATCGGTCAACCGGTCCAACACCAATTGGCTGGAACTCGCAGCGGTGATCCGGTACCGGAGCCCGCGGTATCCAATACACGCCCAGCCGGTGCCGTACTGCAATCCAGAAACCGGGGCACCGCTGGTGGTGTTGAGCGTCATCGACGCTGGCGTAGAGCCAGCGGGCGCGGTGTAGCTATTGACGACGTAGATGCCTTCGTTCGCCCCGGTGACCTCGATAACCATGCCTGGGAAAGCGCCGAGCTGCGCGAGCGGGCCGGAGATCGTGTCTCGGCCGCCCACTCCGGTGCCGGCGGTGACGTTGTACTGGTACATCACCTCGACGCGGACGATCATCCCGGCAGCCCAGCCAGTGGGGAACTGGCCGGCCCCGACTGGAACAGTGACCAGGTCGCCGTCGAACTGGTATGCCTGGGCGTTTGCAGACTGGTCGACCGTGGTGGTTGTCCGGAGGTCGATCCCTGCGGCGCCCGTCGCCGTGGCGCCGACCTCGGCAACCGAGTGCCACCACTCCGCAGCCGGGTCGCCGGCCACGCTCTCACCCGGCCGGTAGATGCGGTAGCGGGCGTTATTACCGAGCGAGATGATCGGCGTGTCGCCGATCATGATGTCGCTGGGGTGAATCTCGTAGTCGCCGATCCCGACCGCCAGCAGCATCTGGACCCACTCCGTCCGCTCGCTGGGGAAACGCCGGCATTGCGGGACGATGTAGTCGGGGTAGATCTTGTTCCGGCCAAACGCCTCCCGGACGATGTCGCCGTAGCGGACCTGGTTCGCCTTGGTCCGCGCGCTCTCCAGCGGGTCGCCTTGGCGCGGGTTCTGGGTGCTCGGCATCTTGATCCGAGGCATGAACAACCGAAACAGCGCCTGGGCGCTCTTGATCGCGGCAATTGTGATCGAGATCGGATCGATGCCCTTCGGCTCTTTCCAGATGTGGACCTCGTCGTCGGGTCCGATCTCGGTCACGCGCCAGCGGCTGAAGTGGACGAGCCGACCGTTGACCGAGATGCTTACCGGGTTCAACTCACCCCGGCGGATGCGGCGCCGATTGCGGCGATAGCTCGCCACGTTCCCACGCAACCAGGTGTCGATTGGCATCCGCGCGCGGACGGGGTACTGGCGCAGCGGCTCAGGATCCAGCTTGTTCGCGAAGAATTCGATCACGGTAGAAGATCACCCGGGTGAAGTTTTCGAGAAAGTCCTGCAGGCGCACCAGGCGGGCGCCGGACCCTGGATTGATTTCGAGTACTTGCAGCCGCCCTTCCCTGGCCACGACCAGGGCGACGTGGACGCAGACCGCCCCATCCATGCCGGCAGCGATGGCGCCGGCGAACGGTTCGCACTCTTCCAGGGCGGCCTGGACCTGGCGCTGGTAGGCGCGCTGGAAATGGCGCGGGCTGGTATGTCTCACCTCCCCGAAGCTGGAGAGCATGGGCATGCCGTAGAGCTCATGACGCGCCAGCCGGGTGAGTCCCCAGCAATCGACGCGCGGCAGCTCGCGCCCGCCGTCCTCGTAGACGGCGGCGAGATATCGATCGAGCATGGGTCAGCCTTCGTACTTGATGCAGGGTGCGTTCTGGGAGTTGAAGTCGACGCGGGGCCAGCGGGTGCCAATCAGGTCGAAGTAGCCGGCCTGAATTTCGGCATGATCGACCTCCAGCACGCCGCTCTTGACGGTCATGTGGTAGTCGCGCTTCGGTCTGGAGAGGTCCGTGCTGAGATAGAGCCGCATGGTCAGCCGGACCCGCTTCTCTGCATCGACGGCCTGCTGGATCAGGTTCTGGGCCTTTCCGGTCACGCCGTCGATGGCAAAGGTGATCGTCTGGTTCCCGGTGTTGTCCGACTTCGGCAACGAGGCATCGATCCCTCCAGCCTCGAAGGTCAGGGTTCGGCCATCCTCGGTACCGGCGGTGACATTGTCGTAGCCGTGCGTCAGCAACACCGGGGCTGGCCAGGCATCACAGGTGATCTCCAGGGTTGGAATCAGCACCTCGTCGGCCGGCGAGGCGAAGGCAACTTCGAGTGGGTCCATCTCATGCCTCCGGCCAGTGACCATCGCGGTTCATCGCGAGATCCAGGATGTTCTTGTTGAACCAGTAGTCCGGGAACTCCTCCCAGCCTGGCGGCATCAGGGGGCGTTCGCGCAGTTCGAGCGTCGCGCTGTACTCCCAGCGCCTGACCTGCACCAGCTCGGCGCCCTCGTACATCCCGAGAATCCGGCAGGTGTACGGCAGGAAGCCAAGCGGCGTCTGCAGCATCGCTTCGAACCACTTCGTTCCGTCCACCAGGGTGCGAGCGAACCACGCCTCGAAGAAGGCGGCCTGCTGGCTATCCATGTTCCAGGTGACTTTCGCCCTGGTGGGTACGCTCTGGGTTCGCCGGCGTTCTCGAACGTAGCCCGAAGCCATCGGAGTCGACAGCTTCGGGTTCGTCGTCTCGAAGGCGTAACCCTGTTGCAGCGGGTGCGGCAGTTGCGCCGGATATTTGATGATGTCGTCACTCATTACCGTCCCACCGTGGTAACGCCATATTTACCGGCCATGACCTGGTGTACCTGGCCATCGCCTTCCATGCTCCCGCACACGACGTCGAGCACCCACTGGGCGTTCTCCATCCTGACGTTTGCCTGGGTGCCGGGCGGCGCGTTGAAGATGTTGACCTCTGGCGCGAGACCGGCCGAAGCGGTGGCACCGCTGGACGAGCTCGACGCAGCGCTGCCGCTCGGAATCCGGTCGTTGGAGTTGATCGCCTCGAGCAATGACCGATTCCGCCTGGTCGCCTCGGCATTCACCACGAACTCGCCGTTGCTGAGCCAGCGGAGGTTGCTGTCGGAGGTGCCGGTGCCGGCGCCGTTGACCATCCCGCCAGTGGCTAGGCCTGGGATCACCGCCAGCGACGATGCCAGGGCCGTGGTGCTGGTGAGCGCGGCCGACGCGGGGATCGCTGCGCCGCCGAGAGTCGCAATCGACGCAAACGCCGCCGCCGGCGCCCAAGCCGCAGCGGTTGTGCCTGCTGTGGCTACCGTGGCGGCGGTCTGAGAGGCGCCCAGGGTCATGGCTAGCACCGCATTCGCGGCCAACTGGACACCCATCTTCACGAAGCCTGCGATGATGTTCTTCAGAACCTCTTTCCCGAGGTCGCCAAGAGTGCTCAGCGAGAAGTTCAGGCTGGTGATGCTCTCGGATATCCCGGTGGTTAGGGTCTCGAAAGCGCTGGAGAAGATGCTTTGCGTTTGCCCAGCCACGTTTGTCGCTTGCGCGCCGAAGTTCTGCACCGCAGCGGTCCAGCCATTGATGGGGTTGGACATGGCCGCGTCCATCTGTGCCCAGCCCGCCTCCATCGCAGCGACCTGCTGTGGCAGATACTCGTTGGTCAAGTCGATCTGCGCCTGAAGCTCCTGCCGCTGCTTCTCGGTTGTGGCCTGGGCCAGTTCGGTCCGCAACTGGAGGACTCGGTCGTTGGTCTGCTGCTCCAGTTGGAGACGCTGCTGGTACCGTTCGGCCTCCTTGCCGCCCATGCCAACCGCCGCGGCTTGGGCGGCGTATTGCTGGCGCTGAATCGAGAGTTGCCGCTCCATCTGCGCCTGGTACTGCTCGGCTGCGGTGAGGCCTTGGGCGCCCTTGATCGCCGCGGCGTAGTTCTGCGAGGCCTGGGCCAGCGCCTTGCCATACTCCTCGCGGGTGATCTTGCCCTTGGACAGGGCCAACTGGAGCTGGCTCTCCTCCTTGGTCAGGGTGCGCGCGGCTTGGGCTGCCGGGTCGTACTGGGCCAGCAGGCGGGAGGCGGTGTTGTCCGCTTCCCGCACGCCGGCGTTCTGGCCACGGGTCTTCGGTGTGCGGGGGTCCTTTATTTTGTCGTTGATGCCCTTCAGCAGGCGATCATAGGCACCGCCGGAGAAGCTCCGACCATCGTATTCCACCCCTGCTAGCAACGGGTTCTTGTTGCCTGTCTTTTCAGAGGTCTCCATGAGCTTGAGGAACTGCTCGTTCAGCTTCTTGATGGCATCAGCGCGCCGACTGGCCGGAGACACGTTGGCCAACTGGTCATCCAGGGCCTTTGTTACGGAGATGTACTCCTGCTCAGCCTTCGATAGGTCTGCCTGGCTCTTGGCGTTCGCTTCTTGCTGGGTCAGGTTGTCCTGCAAGGCTTTTTTTTGTGCTTCGAGGCCTGCAAGTACCTCCTCACGCGACCCACCGCCGGCATATGTGAACGCGGAAAGTACTGGGTGCGCGTTAATGTAGTCGATCTGCCGCTGAATGATCTCGATCTGCTTAGCGGCGTTCGGGAATAGTTCAGATTTGACCGCTGCATACGCTTCACTGATCGCGGACTTGATGTTGTCCCACCCCTGCTCAAGATCGCTCTGGGCGGCCTGGTACTGATCCATCCTGCTTAAGGCGTTGCGATTCAGCTCCTCACTAAGGACATCCAGCGCGCGCTGATGCTCGCCCTGTGCATCGAGGGCACGAATCACATCGTATTGCGCAGCCGATACAAGGCCAAATTGCTGACTGGCCTTCTGTGCCGCTGTAGTTGCGTTGGTCCCTAGGTCAGCGAACCCTTTGGCCAGATCAACGACGTTTGCATTCGTGTACTGCGCCATCGCAGCGGCAGCGGAACCAAAATTCTTTAGCTGGGTGGCGCTGAGGTTGCTCTGGGCAGCAAGTGCTTTGAATGCGTCTTCTGCTTCCCCATAGCTGCCGGTAACAGCAGCAGTCTCGGAAGCAAGCTGCTGCAGTTGAGTAACGGTTAGGCCAATGGTGCCGTTCCCGGCATATAGCGCCTTGGTGAACTCCTGCTCAGATGAATAGGCGTCGTAATAGGCGTAAGCCAATCCGGCAATCGCAGCAGTCAGCGCCCCAGCCGCCAGTACTGTCGCCCCAGACCAGGAAGAAGACGCAACCACGCTTTTCGCGCCATCCAACCCCTCTTTCAGGTTCTTGGACTGCTCGACGCTATCGCTGAGGCTTTCGGTAAGGGCCTGCGAATCTTCAGCTGCATCCTGTAGCGGGCGACGCCGAAACAGATTCGAGATGCTGTCCTCGAGGGTGGCAAACATATTGCCAAGGCCGCCGAAGGAATCCTTGATCTGGCCGCCCTGCTGAATCAGCACCATCATCAGTGACTGGCCGCCAGCCAACTGCGTGAACACGTCAGTGAGCTGGGCAGGCAGCATCCGAATAGCGTTCGCGGTCTGCCCGCTGCTGACGCCAAGACGACCCATCGACTCCGAAGTTCGACCAATGTCCTGACGTAATGTCTCCAGCCGTTTGGAGTACTCAACAAGCGTGTCACTTTCGACAATCCCGAGCTTCTTGTAACGCTGCAGTTTCGCCTGCATGTCGTCGAGGCGCTCAAGCGCCGCGACAGTGGGATTGATCTGCCCCAGCAGGCGCGCCAGGCCGGCGCGTTCTGCGTCGAGGTCACTCGCGGCTTCGCGCGCGCCGCGGCCGGCACGGCTGGTGGACTGGTCCAGGTTCTGGGTCTCGTCCGCTGCCCGCGACATGTTCGCAGCGATGCGCGACAACTGCGCGTTGATCGCGCTCTGCCCCTGGGAAAACGTGCTGAACGTCGACACCAGATGCGACATCTGGGTGTTCAACTGCGCAAGTTGCGCGTTCGACTGGGTGATGCCGGTGTCGAGCCGACCGATACCCTGGCCCACCGACGACATCGCGTTTTCCAGGGCGACAGCGCGGGAGACAAGCGCCGTCATCTGCGAACTGGTCGACTCCGTCGCGCGCTCGATGCGCGATAGCGACGCAACCGTAGCGGCCGCAGCCTTGCTCATGTTCGAGCCGAGGCGGACAGTCACCTCACTGAGGCGGGAGGTGCTGCCGGCGGCTTCGTCCCCGCTGCGCTCCACCCGGTCCAGCGCGTCGCTAAGACTGGTCGCGTTCTTCTCAGCGCCCCTGGAGTCGATGATTATTGATAGGCGACTTTCTTCCGCCATGGCGGTCTCCGGGTTCTTGTTCAGCAGGTTCTGATTGCGCCGCGGCCCACTGGACGCGGTACTCGTCGTCGAGCGCGAGGACCGCCGCCTCGAACTCGGCGATGGGGATGGCGGTGGGGTAACGCAGGAGGTAGGCGTCGATATCGCGGTGAGAAAGCGGGGCCGGCGCGCCGATCATGCCGATGAACTGCCGGCCCCTGCTGATCCGGTGGTAGGCCTCGAGTACCTCGGCGCAGACGGCGTCAATGGTGGGCTCCGCAGGGACCTGGAGCCCGAACCTTTCATGCTTCCATCGTTTCTTCTCGTTGTCGGGCCCCGCCCAGTCCCGAGCCCAGCGATACGCGCTCAGGACTTTCCCACGGTCTCCTGGGTACGCAGATCCGCGCGAACCGCGATGTCAGTGCCGGTCTTGAGCGCAAGCCAGTAGGCATCGGGGTGCTGGCGCATTAGCGCCTGGCCGCGCTCCGGCGTGTAGTCGGCGGGCACACCGGGCGCCGCCTCGTCCTGCACACCCTTCCAGTCCTTGATGATGTGCCTGGCCACCAGGCCAATCAGCAGGTCGTCGATATTGTCGAACTGCACATCGGCCAGAGTCAGCGGGCTGAACTGGCTGGTTCCGACGCCGGCCTGAGCATCGATCGCCTGCATGTGGCGGTTGATCATCGCGTGGTGGGACTGGAAAAGCGGATCGCCAGTCGACCCCACCAGCAGCGAAAGGTCGGCCTTCGCTTCTACGTCGCAAGGCGACAGATGCCCCTGCTTGTCCAGTTTGAGATGCAGCCAGCGGGTGCCGTACAGGTCGATTTCGGGCTTTTTCTTCAGGGTGATGGCCATGCTGTTCCTCTGCGGTAAAAAGGCCCAGCGCGCACCGCAGGGCGCGCCAGGCAAGGGGTTACGCGGTTACGGTGATCGCGCAGGTATCGGTCTTGGTCGGGTCCGCGGTGCTGGTAGCGGTGATCGTTGCGGTGCCTACGGCCACGCCGGTGACCAGGCCGGTGTCGTTCACGGTGGCGATCGCTGCATCGGAGGTGGACCAGGTGACGGTCTGGCTGGCGCCGGCCGGTAGAACCTCGGCTTCCAGGTCTACGGTTTCACCGGCGGCGACCGAGGCGGTATCCGGCGTGACGGTGACGCTTGCAATCACGATCGGCGCCGGCAGGCGGGTGATGGTCGGCGGGATACGGCGCGCGGTGTAGTTCAGCTCGACCTGGACGATTTCCTCGGCGCCGGCATCCGGCCAGGACCCGTTCACTTCCATCTCCGGGAGGCTGATGCGATAGCCGCCGTCGGCGTTGCTGACGGTGAACTCCAAACTGATGGCGTCACCGGTCTGCTGTGCCTTCCAGAGCTGATAGGCCATCTTCGACCAACTGATCGTGATCGATCCCGACGGCGTGAAAGTCGTGGGGATGATGTTGCCCGGGAACGGGTTGCCGTTGCCGATACAGCGCTGGGTCTGTACCGCGTTGTCGAACTGCAGGTTGAAGCTGTCGACGCAGGCATTGCCCTCTCCCACCTGCTGGTCGTTGAGCTTCAGGCCGCTGATGTCCTTGAACGAGTAGCGGCGCTGCGCCGGCTCCGGCTGGGCGTTGACGATGAACGAGGTGTCATCGGCCTTATCGCTCCAACTGGTGGCAGCGAACGTGGTGGTGACGGTGATCTCGTTGTCGCCTGGGAAGTCGAACGCCATCGTCGCAACCTGGGCGCCACGGGCGATACCGGCGACGCCGATATCCGCGGCATAGGTGGCCAGGGAGAAGGAGATGCGGTCGTTACCCATGGTCAGGACGTTCGCGACCCAGCTCTTGCCGAAGCAGGAGGCCATGAACTCATCCAGCGCCCCGTAGCGCCATTTGCTCTCGATGTCACCGCCAACGTCGACGGTGGTCATGGCGGTACCCTGGGCCATACGGTCGGCACCGATCTCGTTGTTGGCCTCAGAGTTGTAGGTCGGTGTCACCCCGTTGCTGATACGGGTGAGCGTGTGCCAGTCGCCCGGCGGGGTGATGCCGGGGGTTACCTCTTTGATCCAGGCAAGCTGGACCTTCGCGCCGCTACTCATGGGGGCGTTTCTCCTGTGATAGGCGAAAAAAAACCGCCGTGCGGCGGTGGGTGGGTCGGGCTCAACCAGCCCGGTAGGGGATCGTCAGGTTGGCCTGGTACCAGCCGTGTCCATCATCGCCGGGAACGGATTGGGAGACGGCAAAGCACTCGAACGGCAGGACCGGGTCGCTGTAGAACTCGAAGTGCTCGCGCAGCGTATCGGCGGTCCGGGTCAGCAGCAGCGTGCCTTTGTAGGTCGGCACGAAGAGCTGCACGATGATCAGTCCGCTGCGGCGAACACAGGGGCCGTTGCCGATCTCCGTGGCCGCCGAGGCGCCGGGGATATCCGCCAGGCGCGCCCAGATCGGCTGCCCGTCCGGCTTGAACGGACCTTTTGGGTTGTTCGGGTAATCGACGTCATCGCCCGGTATCGCGGCCCACTCGGTCATGCGCGTGATGATGACTGCCCGGATCTGTTCGAAGGTCATGAATATCTCGCCGTGACGCTATGGAAGCTGACGCCATAGATACCCGCCGGAGCCTGGCCAGAGTGGCCATCCTCCAGCGCGCCGGCGTAGATCAGGTTGTTCTGGATGTAGACCACCGAGTACGGCACCAGGTGGGCCAGTTCGGCATACCCCTTGGCGATGGTCTCGTGGCCGTCCTGGTCATAGGCATCGAGCGAGTAGAAAACCGGCTCTCCGATGCTGACGATGTTGTTGGCCATGAAGCGGCCGGTATCGACAGGCGCGTGCTCCACGATCACCCGTAGGGCTTCCATGGCCATATCGCTCTGCTTCTGCACCAAATCGGCTTCCACGGTCTCCATGAAGGCACTCAGCGACACGCTCCAGGACCTTCCTCCCTTCCGCTTTGCCATCACGCTTTCCTCAACTGCAGGTCGTGGTGCACGCCGGCAGGATCACCGCCGACGCGCACGATGCGATAGCCCGCCAGCGGCCCGCCAAGAATCGGCACTATGTCGGTGGTGCTCAGTTCATGGCCGACGGCGGGACGGTCCGACACCTCGTTGATCAGCGCTATCAGTTGGATGTCGCCGACATGGATGTTGATACCGTCGATGCGGTTAGCCTCGTAGTTGTGGAAGACCCCGCGCCCGGAGTACCGCACGGGTTGGCTCGTAGTGGTCTCGGTAACCGGATCGAAGACGCCCGGCCCCGGGTATTCACCAGCGAACTCGGTCACCGACTCGCTGAACACGCTATCGAACATCTGGCCGAAAATGGCCTGCATTTCATCACGCACGGACACCTCCAACTTCGTACTCGACCCAGCACCGGCAGCCGGCGGTTTCGTTGTCGCCGGCCCCAAGCGTCTGGTCACCGGGGAACATCAGCAGCGCTCCAGCCCCGGTCACGAAGGGGCTGCCGAGCTGCTGGCGTTGGCCCTGCATCGTGGAATGAGTGTGCCGAACGCGATTGTCGCCGACGTTGTGCCAGGTCTTCAGGACACTGCTGCGCTCCAAACCATTGGCGACGAGTTGCTCGTAGACCTGATCCCGTCCGGCGCTGAAGGCGTCGTGCGCCTCCGTCGCAGCGATCTGCTCGGCGCGGGTCCGCAGCAGTCGTTCGGAATAGCGACCCACGATGCGATCGACATCCGGTGCTGGGACCGGGCGGCGCGCCTCGACGGCTCGCTCGACCATCCTGTCGAACCGCCGATCCCTGCGAACGCGTGTCAGGTACTGGCGCATCTGCGCAGGGTCCCCGCTGAGCAACTGGGCGCGGGCATTGGCCACTGCCTGGGCGTAGTTGCCGGAGAGTCCGGTGATTCCACCGGTTCGCTGCCCAGTCTGCGGGCTTCGCCTGCCGACGATATCGAGCGCTGTCGAGCGCGCTGGCCGCCCCAGGAGGTCGGCCATCTGGATCGTGTGGCGGACAGCCAGGCGCGTAGCATCATCGATATCGCGCTGCAGAGCGCGGGCGTGCTCCGATAACCAGGTCGACGGCCCCGGACCTACCGGGTCGAACTCAGGGGCCGTCCGCCCCGGGAAAAGCTTGATTTCGAGCGTCGCGCCGGCCAGGAAAGTGGACCGCAGTTGCTCCAGGAACACCGCCAGCAGACCCAGCGACAGCGCCGAGACAATGGAATCCTCGTCCTGCTCGTTGATGTATCGCTCTATCTCAGCCACGACAGCGGCATCCGTCACCGACCTGACCCGATCCAGATAGGCCCTCTGTAGCGCCGGCTCTTTCCCCTCGATTGCGCGCAGGATCTCGGCTTCGGTCATACCGTGAATACCGCAGGCATCGGGCACCGCAACACCATGATCGGCACCAAGAGGTCGTTGATGACCCCGACGAAGGGCTTGTTAGGCTGCTCGGCGCCGTCGGCCGGGCCGAAGAACTCCGTTTCCAGCGGCCCCACCTTGGCGCGCTTCACTGCAGTCGTCGCAACGTAGTCCGGATTCAGGCTGCCCGGCTTCAACAGTTCGCGCAGTGCGGCCTCGTATGTGGCTTGCTCAACCTCCCGCGGCACCTCATCAGCCGGAATGGGCTCTCCGTCACGGTCAACGGCGCCTGCACGCGGCCATTGCAGCGCTTGGGCTCGCCCCCCGGCTTTCTTGCCAGGAAAGACCAGCACGCAGCCAGAGACCGGCTGTTGGGTGCCGAGGCCGTCGATGTAGGCTGATGCCCGGGCCAGAGCTGCCTCCTTGTCGGCCTCAGCAGCAGCCGCCCAGGCGGCATTGCCACGGGCCTGGTGGTAGGCGTCAGCGCCAGCCTCGGTGCCGTAGTAGGCGTCAGCCACGGTACAGCCCCATGCGCAGCCCGATGCCGCAGAGACCGAAACCGCTAACGGAGAGAGCCCAGAGAGAGCCGGACTTGGTGAACTGCAGCGGCCCGAAGTGCCAGTAGATGGGGCTCATGCTGAATCCTCAAATAGGTGGGCCATCCTGGCCCGGTCGACCATCCGTGAGGCGGGTATTACTGCTGCTCGACCTGCTTGTCGGCCAGGGCCTTCTGGAGTTCTTCCAGGGAGGCATCGGGGCCAGACGGCACGCCGAGGGCGGCCAATTGATCGATCAGAACTTGTTTCTCAGCCGCTTCGTCAGCGGGCGGCGCGGCCTTGGCCTTGACCTCTGCCAGTTTCGAAACCAGGGTCTCGGTCTTGCTGTTGGCGCCGGCATTCACGCCCAGGGCCTTCAATTCGGCGAACAGTTGCTGGCGGTACGCCTCTTCGCCGCCCTGGCTGTCGCTCTGCACGCCGCCCTCGACCACCAGCACGCCGGTGTCCACGTAGAAGGCGAGATTCTTGCGGTCCTTGATCTCGTCCCACTCGGGCACGTCAACAGACGCGCCCGGCGGGATGACAGAGCCACTCGGCAGCCCGATGGGGGTGATGCGGTTGGTATTGGTGATGAGCGCCATAGTCCACCCCCGTCAGATGCCGTCGGTGTAGCGGACTTCCGCCGGACGACGGATATCCACGCCACCGAGGCGGAAGATGCCGGGAACTTCCCAGCGGATCGGACCGGCCTGGTACACCGACAGGAAGCGGTGCGGCATCGGGATGTGCATCTTCAGCACCGACGGATCGCGGCGGTAGCTGATCATGCGCGCGGTGCCGCCGGCGCCTGCGGTATCCAGGCCGTTCAGACCCCGGATGGTGAGCGGGCGACCAGTGGTGGCGGTGTAGACGTTGTTCTTCTGCAGGTAGGTGAGGATCGTCTCCAGACCCTGTTCGTTCACCTTGCGGGTGGCGATCAGCAGGAACTTCGCGTAAGGCAGCAGCAGGGTGTCGGAGAACGCGGTGAACAGCGTGCCTTGCGTCTGGACGGTCAGCGCGGTGTTCACGTCGGCCAGGATCTGGTCGGCGGTGGCGGTTTCCCAGTTGCCGGTGACAGCGCTGCCGGCGGTGACGCCCGGGTAGTTGAACAGGCCACTGAAGCCCTTAGACGCATCGCCAGCCAGGGCCACGCGGTCCACGAACTCCTCGTAGGCGCGACGCGCGGCGGCGGCATCGTCACCGGTCAGGTTGATGCCAAGCATCTGCGCCTGGCTGATCTCTTCCAGACCGTAGCCATAGCCGATGGCAGCCATGTGCACGCTCGACTCGAACTTCGACCGCTCGGTGCTGGCCAGCGGCAGGTCGTCGGCGTTGCCGTTGACCCAGTCGGCCTTGCCCACCTTGTCGGCCGAGTAGAAGGTGACGGTCTTGATCCACTCGGGCGCCGAGGTATCGACCGGGATCAGTTGCGGATACTGGATATCCGGGTAGACGATCTCGTTGACCTGGCGCTCGATGTAGGTGGTCTGCGAGACCACGAAGCCCAGAGCGGCCTGGGCGTCGAGCAGCTTGAATCGGCTCATGGTTTCTCCTTAGCCCAGGCGGACTTGAGCGAGTTGATTGGTGCCAGTGGTGCTGGTGTCGAAGCGCGCCCCGGCGACCTGCACGTTGTCGGTCGCGACGTTGGTCCAGGCGCTGGTGGCCGGCACGAAGTAGACCGGATCGCCTGCGGCAACCTGCACGGAAGCGGTCACCCAGATGGCGCCTTCGGTCATGACGCGGGCCGACTCGTACTGGCTGTACTGGTTAGCCTCGGCCTTGACGGAGCGGTCGCGGACGCTGATGCCGACGAACTTCGCGGCGGTATCGCCAGTAGTCGGCGCACGGCCGGCCTTGTCGGCGGTTCCCTGCATGACCGGGATGCCGAACGCCAGGCCAGCAGAGGCCTCGACAGTGCGAGAGATCAGGGTCTTCGGGACTTCGTCGACGATCATTCCCGGCAGGCCGGGGCGGATGTTCGCGCTGTAGGTGGTTTGAACGGCGGGCATTATTTGTCACCTCCTTTCCAGGCGCCGTTGACACGGGCCTCGTAGGCCGCCTGACCGTTGTCAGCCAGGTTCGTCGGCTTGCTGTCCTGTTGCTTCAGATGGACACGCACCGGGTCGTTACTGGCGGCATCCTCGAGCAGGATGTCGAAGCGGGCGGCGATGTACGCCTCCGGCTTGTCCTTGATGGCGGCGTCGCCCAGCTTGGCCACGACAGCCGCCTTGCGGATCTCGGCGGCGGACTTGCCGGCATAGTCGCCGTCAGCGATCAGCATCGCGCTGGCGATCAGGTCGGCGCGCTCACGCACCAGTTTGTCGATGTCGGCGTCGCTCAGTACCTTGGCCTTCAGCCCATCGATTTCGGCGTCCTTCTTCGCCAGTTCGGCGTCTTTCGCTGCCATCGCGGTGGCGTGGGCGTCTTGGATGGTCTTGAGGTTCGCCCCGGCGTCGCCGAGTTGCTTCTGCAGCTTCTCGACGACCTGGGCGCCCTGCTCGGTGGTCTCGATCGTGAGGCCATCGACCAGGAGTTTGCGGAGTGCATCAGCCATGTCATGGCCTCCTGTGGGGGTTGTTTGCGCAGGTTTCTTGGCGCCGGGGGTGCGCGAATCCCCGATGCGCAGTTGCTCGCCGCCCCTGGCGTGATCGACCAGAGCGAGGTGGTTCATTCGCATCGGGCCAAGCCGGGCGTCGTAGGTCTCGCCGGTGGGGGTCACCCCATCCTCGAAAATGACCTCTGCCTCGAGCCCCATGGATAGCTCGCGCTTTCCTGCCTCGTAGTCGCGGATCGCATCGGCATCCATCAACACCAGAGGCACGCGCACGAAGTCGCCGTCTCGCAGGACCTCCGAGCCGGTCTGGCCGATGGCGAGCTGCTTCCAGTTCTCAGCGGTGACCTCGCCGTGGTGGCCGTTGGTCATGGGACGGTAGGCGTAGGAGCGCATGGCGTCCTCGGCGAAAACCGATTCCGGCGGCCGGTACACGCGGACAATGGGTATGTCGGGCTTGCCGACCTCGGAACCCAGGTATTCCTGGATGCCAGTGCGCGCTACCCGGGCATCGGCCACGAGGTAGCCGTCAGCGGTCCGGCGAACGCCGGACACCGACACGGAGTCATGAAGAAGCATCGTTATTCCTCGTCGAGGCGATCCGCCCAGCCCCGTCGATCTCCTCGAAGACCTCCGGGCCGAGTTCGATGACGCCGCGGTACGGCTCAACCTGGTCAAGGTCGACGCTGCCGGGCTGGTAGGTGAATGTGATATGTGGCTGGTAGTCCGGCCAGTCCCAACTGGCGCCGGCATCGCGAATTTCGACGTGCCGCCAGGTCAGGTCAGAGGAGTTGAACAGCAGAACCACGGCCCCTTTGCCGAACTGCTCGACCAGGCGCGGGCCGCCGGCGGAACAGGTCAGGTTTCCGTTCGGCTTGACCGTCCAGGCCTGGGTGACCTTCATCCAGTCGACGGGCGTCCGGCTGTAGGCGATGGTGACGTGCAGGTCGTCGGCCGGGAGCGTGGTCTCGAAGCCCTGGTCCTTAGCCCAGTCAATGATCGCGCCGGCGTTCAGCACCCGGCGCGAGACGTACAGCGTGCGAGGTGCCGCGTCGTTCAGCGCCTGGCTGGACGATCCGTTGCCACCCTCCTCGTCCTGCTCGCCCTCGGGCACTTCGGAGCCGAACTCCTCCAGCGCCGACTCCAGACCGGGCATCACGCTGTTCTCGACCAGCAGGGTCTCGGCAGCCTTGCTGAGCGCGTCCTCGGGGAAGAGCCTTGTCTCGGCGATGGTCTTGATAGTCTCGGCGGTGATCTTCCCGATGTCCGCCCGCTCCTTCGCCGTGGTCTGCCAGAGGCTGTTCCAGACGTAATGGATCTCCGGCGGTCGGCTGCCCAGCGCGGACCGCACCAGGCACTCGTCCAGCACCGACATGGCCGGCGTGATGTCCAACTCCTGGCTGGACTGGATGCGGTCGTAGTAGTTACGCAGGTCGGCCTCACCAGTGGAGTTCATGCCGGCGGGTGACTGGCTGAGCATGCGCGTTGCCGGAATATCGGCAGCGCCGCAGCCCGCTTGCATGAAGCGGTCCATGATGTCCGGCAGCGTGCCGAAGTTCGCGGATTTGCTGTCGTACTCCTCGTCCTTGTCCAGCATCAGGGTGCCATTGATTCCCTTCGCCATGGCCGCCAGACGCATGCGCTCCAGCACCAGCTTCTCGTACTTCGGGTCCTGCATCCCCTGCATGAAGTCGGGGATACGGATCACGTCGACCTTCGCTTCGAAGATGAGGCTGGCTACGTTGGCCATGGTGCTGTCGATCTGCTGGATGGCTTCGAACACGGCCTGAAGGACCGAGTCGCCCCAGCCGAACTGGTTACCGGTGGCCAGGTCCTGGTCGGGGATATCAGCTCCGGTGAAGATCACCAGCCGGGACGGATGAATCTCGATCGCGCTGCCGCCGAGCCGGTACGCCTTGGGCTTGCCGTAGTTCGGTGACATCACATCACGATCCTGTTCAGTGGCCGACAGGTCGCGCCGGCTCATCACCGTCAGGTATCGGATGCCGCCTGCCTGGACACGCTCGGGTGCCAAAGGCTTGCTGGTGTCAGTTTCGCCCGTACCGATGAAGATCGCTGCGCCGCCCCATAGTCGCGCCTTGGTCAGAGCCTCCTTGGTGCGAGCCTGAACTTGCAGGCGCTTCTCCTCGGCCTCGATCTTCTCGATCTGCGCCTTGCTGGCCTGCCATGCCCTCCAACGTCTGGTCGCATCCTTCGCCGGGATATCGACGACCTTGCGCGGGAACCAGGCGCCGCGATACGCGTTGTGCAACTGCTCATCTGTGAGCACGACCGGCGCGTAGAAGCTGCCGGCGGCCTTGTCTCGCTCCGTGCCCAAGTTGGCCACGAAGTTGACCAGTTTGTCGCTCAGAAAGCGGACTACGCCCATTAGGAAACACCTGCGAGGGAATACTTCGTGATCGGGTATTCCTTGTGGATGAAATAGCCACCTGCGTCATTGGGGTGGTCGGCGCCGGCGGACTTGTCCGGCTCACCGTTGGTGCCCCACACCTGCTGCTCGAGGGCATCGGCGTAGGTCGGGCAGCGGTCGGGATTGACCCGATACCGCCGCTCGCCCTTGGCGTTGCAGAACATGGCGTTCATGGAGTTGATCCGGTCCTTGACCGGCGGGTTGGCTGCCGGAGCCGCTACGACGAAGCCGGCCTGCTTGAGCAGCGCGATATCGGTCTCGCTGGCCCGGACGGACTTGCGAGAATCGCCGGAGGCGTCGGGATAGATCCTGATCTGGCGGGTCGGTCGGTAGTCACCGTCGGCGTACAGCCAGAACCGTTCCTTGATCTGGCGGATCATGTCGGGGGTGTCGTACCCGTTGACGATCTCGTCGACCGCGTGCGGCAGGCCCAGGCGCTTCACGTGCACCACGGCGGCCATCTTGCCGACGTTGAAGTCCATACCCACGAACAGCGTTTCGCCGGGCTGTACGGTCTCCTGCGAGGCGTTGAGGGTGCGGTCGTAGGCGGTGTAGATCGTGCCCGACGTCAGGTTGACGAACTGGCCGCGCAGGTACGCCGCGATCAGTTGCGGCGGGTACGACTCCATCAGCGAATCGATGTAGTCGTCCGGCAGATTCGCCTCGTTGTCGTAGGTGCTGGCCTGGACCAGTCCATACAGGTCCTGCAGGTGCGGCTTCTCGCGCAACTGCTTCACGAACTGCTGGAAGACGAACTTGAAGCCTTCCGGGGTGGTGGTGACGTCGACACGGTTGCGCAGGCCGTCCACCTTGTAGCGCATCCGCGCGATGATCTTGCGCCAGGCCTGCTGCGCCTTGACCAGCGACAGGACGTCGAGCTCGTCCACCAGGGACCGGCCGACCTTGAAGCCGACGATGGTTTGCGGCTTCTCCATGGAGCGGCAGATGATGGTGGTGCGGTAGGCGCTGCCGCTGTAGAGGTGAACCTCGTGGTTCGCCTGGTTGATCTTGGTCCGCAGCCCCCAGTCGAAAGCCACCTCCTCCATCGTTGGGTAGAAGATGTCGCGGATTTGGGCGTAGGTCGGCGCGAAGTAGCCGGCGTTGATGCGCGGCCATTCCCAGGCGTGCTGGGCGAGCCCTGAGCAGCCCACCCAGGTCTTGCCGGAGCCGAACCCAGCCACGAAGCCGCAGAACTTGTGCGGCAAGGCCAGGAACTTCGCCTGAGGCACGTTAAGCGTCGGCATCGCGCACCCTCGCGTCGATGATGGTCACCGCGACGCTGGTTGGCGGCGCTTCGTCCTCAGGGTTCTCCAGCAGCTTCAGTTCGGCGCGCTTCTTCGCGACATCCAGGCGCTTGAGCTCCAAGTCGAGCGCGGCAGACTCGGTGCCGACGTGACGACTCAGCAGTTCCAGGTTGCGGAGTTTGTCCGGCCATTTGACCTTGCGGAGCACGCCGGCGATGCGGCGGTCGTCTCCGCGGCCCTCGAACAACTCGGCGATCTCGATGCCAGACAGGAACTGGCGCCACGCCCTGGGCCAGTCGCGGATAGACCGGAACGATCCGTCGTCCTCGAGGATGTCGAGCACGTCCATCTCGTCGATCTCGCGCAGGCGGCGGATCACATAGTCGGCCTCGACCTCGGTGCGCTTCGAGCGCTCGGCCATGGCGGCCTGGATGGCCTGGGCGACCTCCGGCCGCTGGAGCAGTTGATAGCCGATCTCCGTCGCGCGCCGGGTGCTGTAGCCGGCCCGAATCGCGGCCTGCGTCGCGTTGAGGTCTATCAGGTACTCGTCGACGAACAGGCGCTGTTTCTTGGTCAGCGCCATGGATCACCTCAACTGAGCCTCAGGATGGGCGCGATGTTGCCCTTGTTGCGGTAGACCAGCACCAGCAGCACCAGCAGGACCGCCAGCAAGTAGGGCGATATCGGCGTTGCGTGGCGCGCCATCAGCACGGCCAGCGTGATCGACAGCGCCTGCATGCCGGTCCCAGCGGCGAGGATGTACGCGCAGAGCGAGACGCCGAACCGGTACGTGGCGCCGTGGCGCTGGTACGTGAAGATGCGGCAACTGATAGCGCCGCAGACGGCCGCAGCCGTCAGGGTCACCAGATCAACCATCTTTCCGGCCTCCGATCATGCCGACGATGCGCTGCAGAACGATCTGGAGCCATGCCGGCGCGCGGCCACCAATCATCCAGTCGAGCACGCCGATCAGGATCGTGACGATCAGCGCGGCGGTGACCAGTGCGGGCAGCCCGGAGAACTGGGTCGCGCCCCGCCCGACAGCCTCGGTGGCGGCGTAGTAGCCGCCGACCCAGGACGCCAGCAGGTAGCCGAGGCGCCTGGCCATGGTCAGGTCGTGAGCCCAGAGCACGAACAGCAGCGCGCCGGCGAAGCCGCCGATCACCGCATTGACGTCGACTCCGGGGATGATCGCGGTGGCAGTGAGCCCGACGGCGCCGGCTGCTGCTACTGCTCCGCTGCTCGTCGGTTCAGCCATGAGGTACTCCAGAAACGAAAAAACCCGGCGCCAGGGCCGGGTTTTCGGGGGAATCTGTTGGTTGGGTGCAACTGTGCACAATGGCAAAACGATACCCAAATGCTCTTCAAATCGTCAAGCGACCCGTTTCAGGCGTTCCCGCTGGGTCCAATAGGCCGCCACGCGGTCATGGTAGCGCTGATGGACACTGGGGCATTCCAGGATGTCCTCGCCCCACTCCTCCCGGTATGCCTCCCCGTACCGCTTCATCCTCGCCGCCCACCGCGCCAGCTCCTGGTCCGACATTCCGCGCAGGCGCTCGGCCAGGCGCTGCTGGTGGTGCTCACGGCGCTCGGCGTAGGCCTCGGCGCGCTGCAACGCCGCCACATCGCGGTCGACCTGGTGCCAGCGCCAGCCCGGCCCCTTCCGCAGGCCGCTCTGCTTCGCCACTACCTCGGCGACCGGCCTCAGCGCCTGAGCGTCGAGCTTGTCGATGTGGCGCGCCAGGCGCTCCCAGGTACTGGCGTAGTCCCGCGCCCAGTTGCCGGGGTCGATCCGGCAGCCGAGGCGCTCCTCGATGAAGAGGCAGACCTCGGCCGGGCGCAGTGTGTCGCGGCCATTGACGGCGCGCTTATGCGAGTTGATCGCCGCCAGCGCCATCCAGTAAGCCCGCTCGCCCTGGCGCTGAGTCAGTTGGCCGAGGCCGGCGCCGATCCAGACCAGGCCGTGAGCGATCGCCACGTCGTCACCGGTGGCCAGCGGCGAGTACAGCGTGTGGCCGAAGTGCTGCAGCGGCTTCGGCAGCGAGCGGATGGCAGCCTGCACCAGGCCGGCGGCCAGCATGTGGGCGCTACGCCCGTTGGTGTCCTTGCGGTCGGGGTGCGTCTCGTTGGCCACCCGCCCCTTCTTGCCCAGCGCGGCCTTGTCGGCCGCCACCGCCAGCACTGAGCTCCGACTCTCGTAGAAGGCGTCGTGCCAAGCCTGGCGCGCGCTGATCAGTCTCATTTCGACTCTCCCCTGTAGTTTCCTGTAGTCACTGCTCGCCCTCGAGGAGAGGGACGATCTTCACTCGCACGCCTGGCGTTTCGCTCCAGAGCTTCTGGAATATGCCGCGGGTGGCCTGAACATCGTCACGCCATACGACGCCGTTGCAGGCATCGCAGATGGCCTTGAGGCAGTTGTCCGCATCCGGTTTGCGCATGGCGGCGATCTCACCGGCCAGAGCCTGTGCACGCTTGCGTTTCGACCATGAGGCTGGCACTTGGTGGTACATCCAGATCTCGATGAGGCAAGGCCGGGTTATCAGCGGGCGCCCCGCCATTGCCTGCTGTGCGGCCATGGCCACCAGGCCTTCGTACGCCACGGTCTTCGCGGGAGTGAACATCCTGGCGTGGGCGCTGACGCGACCGATGCGCGGCCTCCCCTTCCCCACCGGCTCGCCGGGTACGGTGAACATCACCGGGCGGAGGTCATGCATCACGGCGCACCTCCGGCGCTTTCCGGCGCATCTTGGCCAGCAGCAGTTCCCGCGCCTGTGCGCCACTGAGCCCATCCAGGCCCTGGGCTTGCATCCGCCGGCGGAGCTGCTGTTCGGCTTCATCCTCGGCCAGGTCCAGCAGGCTCTTCCCGGTGTCATGCTCGATCGCGTGGACGACGGGCTGGCTCAACGGGATGTTGTTCGCCCAGCGCCGGACCATCTCGGCGTAGTGGAACCCGAAGCGCTTGCGGAGGCGATCGTCGTTCACCTCCCCGGTGCGCAGATCGAAAACGCCGGTGGCCTCGGCGGCGGCCTTGACCACCTGGTGGCGGTAGCGGCACGCCAGAGCCTGGTGGAACGCGGTGTCGTGGTCCGGCAGACCGAGCGACTCCGGCTGGACGCTCAAGCAGAGCTCCCGGAATGTCGGCGCCGCCGGCGGCCAATCGAACCGGCTGCCCATGAACGTCAGCATGTTGAGTCCGTGGGCGAGTTGCTGGCCAGTCAGCCCCTGGAGCACCGTAGCCCAGGCGCCGTCAGGATTCGGGTTGTCGCCAAAACTCGACGTCCAGCGGTGCCCGTACATCTCGGTCATCTTCACCCAGAGCCGTTCCAGCAGCCTGTCGGGCAGCCTCGTTGGCGGCGACGATTGCGTTGACGCGGTCGACGGCTGAGCGAGGGCCCTGTCGATGTGAGAGGCCGCGCTTTGCGGCACGATGGCCGGCTTGGCCTTCGGCGTTTCCTGCTTGGTTTCCATGGCTGCTCCTGTTCTGGTCGAAGCGCTGGTTGCGGCGGATTTTCTGTGCCAGTTCGTGCTCCCACTGGCCTTGGGACTGGTATTTCTCGGGGCGGTTGATCCAGTAGCTGCGGAATTCGAGAAGCTCGTCGTCGCGTAGCTGGTAGGTCCCAATCCCGTTGCGGACCAGCGTTGCCGCCCACCCCTTCGCACTCGGCACCCAGGCCTCATGCATCGGGAATCGGTCAGCACCAGATACCGGCTCGGCCTCGCGCGCGTTACGTGACGGAGGAGGTATCGGAGGAAGAACGGAAGTGGGCCCCACCTCTGGCCCCACCTCGTAGGCCCAATGCTCTGGAGGGCGCGAATTTCCTAGCTCTAAGCCTTCAAAACGCGGCCCCACCTCTGGCCCCACCTCATCGCTGTTTTCCGATGGCCCCACCTCTGGCCCCACCTCGCCAATATCGTTGGCTGGAAGCTGCGTGGTTGCTGTGTTTCCGGTAAAAAACGATGGCCCCACCCCTGGCCCTACCTCTCCCGCAGAATCAAATGGCCCCACCTCTTCTGAAAACACGACCCCGCCTCTGGCCCCACCTGTTGCCATTTCAAAGCCGTAGGCCCTGCCATTCGTGGTTTCCGCGCATTCCTCCGAGGCCCTGCCTCTGGCCCCACCTTGGTCAAACCTCTGGCCCCATCTCTCCGAGACGGATTGATCCCGTGAGGCCTTCGGCAGGTGGAAAACGAAAGGACCGATGCTGGGCATAGGCTCGACCATGCCGCGGCGCACCAGCGCATCGATGGTGTAGCGGGCCTCCTTGCGGGTCGCCTTGTGCGCAGGACGCCCAGGTGATGCCGGGATGCTCAGCACCTCGATCAGCATCTGCTCGCTCAGGCGGCGGGTTTCGCCGGCGATGCCGGTCCTGTAGTCCATGAACATCCGGATCGCGCAGTACACCTTCAGCAGCTGATGCGGCTCGTCGAAGAGCGCATCCCACTCCTCGTCGTTGATCTGGAAGGACGGCATTCAGTCCCAACCCAGCGGTCCTGGCCGCTTCTTCTCGGCCTTGAGGCCCAACTCGGCCAGCGTCTCCAGCGAACGGAGATAGTCCGCGCTGACGACCACCGCATGCTGGGGAACGATCTGAAGCTCAAGCACCGAGGCGGCCTTGCAGAAGCGCTCGATGAGGCCGTCCTTCTTCCATCCGGTGATAGCCGACTCGCTCAAGCCGACTGAATCGGCGACGACCTTCTGGCCCACCGACAGAAGCTGGCTCAAGAACAGCGCCTCGAAATCGCGTGATCTTGACTCTTGCTCGGGGGTTAACTTGCTCGTCGACATGGTCAGGCTACCGCTTGCTCTGGCGTGTCAGGTTTCGGTTCCAGATAGCGCTCCGGATACAGCACATGCATTTCCGTGAGCGCGTCACCGAAGACGCGAACGAGCTTTTCGGCCATCAAGGGCGACGCGCGCTGCTCGCAGCGCTCGATCCTCGAAAGATTGCCGGTGTCGATGGTTTCACCGAGATCGCGTAGGCGCTGAGCTACATCAGCCAGGCGCCATCCTCGATCCAGGCGAGCTTTCTTCAATGGGGTCATGACGAAAGTCCTGGATAGTGACGCCTCAATTCTGCGCATGGCGCAGATTATTTGCAACTTCGTTCTGCGCCCTACGCTTTGCGTGCGACGCAAATCACCCAGAGAATCGCGGTCATGGACATCGGATCTATCATCAGAAAAGCGCGGAAGGCACGAGGCCTGACGCTCGAAGCTCTCGCCCACCAGGTGGACTCGGACACTGGAAACCTCTCGCGCATCGAGCGTGGCAAGCAGGGAGCCAGTCAGGAATTGCTTTCCAAGATTCTCTCGATTCTTGACCTCTCACTCACGGGTCTAGCGGAAGAGCCCGCGGGCAATGTAAGCCCCACAGAGCAGCCGGGGCGCCTCTACCGCTACCCGGTGGTCAGTTGGGTCGCCGCAGGGGCTTGGCGCGAAGCGATAGAGCCGGCCGGCTTCGATACATTCGAACTCAGTGACTACAAGGGTAAGGGAAGGTCATTCTGGCTGGAGGTGAAGGGGGATTCGATGACGGCCCCGGCCGGCGAGAGCATTCCGGAAGGCATGCTGATTCTCGTCGACACCGGGCTCGAGCCGAGGCCTGGCGATCTGGTGGTTGCGAAGCTGGCCGACAGCAACGAGGCAACCTTCAAACAGTTCGTGTCCGACGCAGGCCAGAAGTACTTGAAACCCCTGAACCCCGCATATCGCATGCTATCCATCGACGACAACTGCGAGATGGTCGGCGTTGTCACCCGAGCTATCCGCAAGTTCAGGTGATCTACGGGTGGAACGGGCAGAAGTTCTGAGCCAGGCCGCTTGGCGCAGAACATTTTTTGATCAAACAAGGAGGTTCCATGCGAGCAATCGCTATTGCGGTACTGATGATTACTCTGTCCGCCTGTGCCAGCAACGGGACACCAATCGATCAGGCGGACGTTCGACAGATCGTTCAGGGGCAGACCACCTACGACCAGATGCTGGAGAGATTCGGTAATCCGCTTTCCCAATCCTTCGACTCCGATGGAAATCTTCAGGCTATCTGGTTCTACGTCTACGTCGGCCCCTTCGGGACCGGCATGGAGCAGCAGAGCCTGACGGTACTCTTCGACAAGGACAACAAGGTCAAGCGGTACGTGATGACCAATGGTCAGCCTGGGAAGAACTGACAACCAGAAGGGGCGGCTGATGACCACAGAAAACGACGTTGAAATTCTGAAGTTGGCGATCACCAGGCTCCACAGGTTTGCCCTGCAGAATGCCAGCTCGCAGATGAGGATCGTATCCATACTGTCGGCGATGGATTCGATTCCTGCACATGCTCAATCCAGATTGATTGAGGCAATGCACAGCATCAATGACCAGATCGCAACGATCAAGGAAATCGGGGAGATTCTTAGGGTCGAGGACGATGACGAATCAGACCGTTGATGTCAGCTTGCTCCAAATTCAGTATGCTTCCTTGGAGCGGGAGCTAGAATCCCTGAAGCAGAAGAGCGGACTTCCACCTGGGGGTGATGGCGTGGATACTCGGATCATCAACCTGGAACGAGATATGACCGACGTTAAAGTCGCGCTTGGCAAGGTCGAGACGCGGCTTGAAGGTATCGAAGCGCGCATGGTTACCAAGGGTCAGATGGCCATTTGGGCATTGAGTTCGCTGCTGGTTGTTGGTGGCTCGTTCTTCGCTGCCGTCTGGTGGGTAGTCCAGCAATACCTGGCCCCCATACTGGCGGCCATAGGAAAGATTCCAGCCTGACCCAAGCCCCGCATCTGCGGGGCTTTTCGTTTGCGGTCGAGCCAGACCATGCAACGCTGACGAGGCTGGTCGCCGCCCACGTGGTCTCCATCCTACATCCTCCCCTTGACCTGATAGGTCGCCATATCCTCGCTCTGGCTTTCCACCTGGTCATCGCTTCCCTCCTGTTCCTCCCACTTCAGCGTCACGGTGCCGTCGTCGTTGAAAACCATGTCAATGCCGTCGGTCTCGGACAGCAGTTCCATCACCTGTTCCCATGCGTCATCGGGATCCGTGTCCAAGCGGTGGATCGTCACCCTTCGCAGGTCTTGGGCTTTCGGTGAGTTGATCATCTCCGATATGCGGAGCCCCAATTTCTCAACCGGAGCCATCGGTTTCGCGTCCTGCTTCTTCTGTTGTTTGGCCATCGAAAGAACCCCCTAAACTGTATATTCGTACAGTATTTTTATAGCAGAATTCTGTCAGCAACTGCCAGCATCGAAGCACAAGGAGTACTCGGAATGCTGTTCTCTCCATCGTCCGAAACCACCTATATCGCTGTCGTCGACCGGGTCCGGGCGCTGATTGAAAGCCCCCAGGCACAAGTCCAACAGTCCGTGCGGATCAAGCGCGCGAGCAACGAACCGGAATGGGCCTGGCTTCGACTTGAACGAGACCTCCGCAGTATCGACGGCGTAAATGTCGAGGCTCGGGATGACGGGAGCTTGTTCGTTTACTGGTACGTCGACTTACCCCGCTGATAGCCCCTCCCCTTAGCCCGCCCAAGCGCGGGCTTTTCTTTTTCTCAAAATCTGCGCTTGACGCAGAATATAATCTGCGCATAATGCAAATCACATTCTGCGCAGAACGCAGAATAAGGCCACCGAGCCGACCGCTCTTTCGACAATTTGGGAACCCTCTGCTGCGCCAACGTCGCGAGACGCTGGAAGAGGCAAAAGACGCAGCCTGAGCTGGGCCGGACAGTCCAGCCGTGCAAGCCCATGCGTTGCACGCGACGTTGCTCAAGTCACCTGCCAATAGACCAAAGAAGCGAACGCAGGAGTGGGAACGAACCCCGACAAGGAGAAGCGACCGAGATGACACCAATAGGAGGAAACAGCCAATGCAGTACTAAGCCCAGCCGATGTTCGGGTCGGCAATCCGCGCGTACGTGCCCTACTCAACGGGCCGCCGGGCTGCACTCAAGCGCGGAGTAACACTGATACCCCATGACCAGCGCTGTATGCCGATTGAAGGCGTTGCGAGGGAAGCCCAAGGCCAAACACATCGAGCCCTAGCTGCTATCGGAAGTGGTGAGGGCAGCACCACCCGCGGGTTGTAGAAGCCCAGCAGGCGAACGCGGGAGAAACACCGATTTCACTGGCTGGCCCTCCACCGAGGGCCAGACGGGAAGTCAACACGCCCTGGAGGGCAAGACGATGAACACTCAAGCTCAAGCATTCCACCTCATGATCGAAGTCAAGTATGGCGATAGCCCGTCCTATTGGCATCCGGCTTTCGAAGCTGAGACCCAAGAGGAAGCCAACGATCTGATCCAGCACTTCCCGCAGGCCTACGGTGAAATTTCCCGCCGCATCGTGGTAGGCGCCCCTTCCATGGACTGCACAGAACTGCGGCCCTGCTGATCAACACCGCCCCGGCTCGCCGGGGCATCAACGAACTCTATCCGGAGACACACGATGAAGCGAAACGCCAACCCGGCGGCGACCGTTGCTGCCTGGAATTCCGCATACCCCGTCGGCACCGAGGTCGACTACCGATTCCATCGCGCCGCGGCACCGAAGCGCACCCGGACGACAACCGAAGCCCAGGTGCTCGGCGGACACACTGCTGTCGTCTGGCTCGCCGGAGTGTCCGGTTGCGTTGCCCTTTCCCACTGCGAGCCGGCCTGAGCCCGCACGTCCAGCATCCTGAACGGAGGCACATATGCTGATCCTCACCCGCCGAGTCGGCGAAACCCTGCATATCGGCGACAACATCACCGTCACGGTCCTCGGCAGCCAAGGCGACCAGGTGCGCCTCGGCATCACCGCCCCGGACGACGTCGCCATCCACCGCTCCGAGATCTACCAGCAGATCGGCAACGTCCGACCGGTGCCGCCGGCGGATCTTGTCGAGTCCTGGAATCGCACGCACCCGGCCCAGGTGGCCGTTGAGTACCGTCCGCTCCGCGACTCCATTCCCATCCGCACCAGAACGCTCACTCAAGCCAAAGTTTCCGCCTCCGGCATGGCGGTGATCTGGCTAGAAGGCCAGGCCACGCCGGTGCTGCTGCGCAACTGCACTGCTGTTTCCTGAGCCCGTTTCATCCCCCCCCTTGCCCGGCTCCGGCCGGGCTTTTTTCGAGCGTTTCCGCATGCCGACGCATCGCCGGCAGCCGAAAGCGCTCCCGCCCCTCGGCCAGGGGCTCTCTCTCAAAGGACCGAATCATGACCCGCAAGAAGAAGACCGAGGTTGAAGAGATCGTCACCGCCTACAAGGGGTTCAAGCAAGACCTGACCTGTCGCGGCTACCAGTTCGAGATCGGCGGCACCTACAAGCACGAGGGCGAAGTAGAGGCATGCGCCTCAGGCTTCCACTCCTGCGAGTACCCCCTTGATGTCTTCGGCTACTACGCCCCAGGCGACAGCCGATTCGCCATCGTGAAGGCTTCGGGACAACTGAGCCGTCACGACGATGACAGCAAGATCGCCAGCGCCACCCTGGTGGTGGAGGCGGAAATCAGCATGCCGACCATGATCTCGCGGGCCCTCGACTGGATCATGAGCAAGGTAGATAAGTCGGTTGAGCAGACGGTGGTAGGCGGCACAGCGTCGAACACCGGCGACTACTCGGCAGCGTCGAACACCGGCTACCAATCGGCAGCGTCGAACACCGGCAACTACTCGGCAGCGTCGAACACCGGCGACTACTCGGCAGCCGAGGTCAGCGGCAAGGAATCCGTCGCCGCATCCCTGGGTATCGAGGGCCGCGCTCGCGCGTCTGCCGGCAGCGCCATCGTTCTCTGCCATCGCGACGACGAGGGGAGCCTAATCCATATCCGCGCCAGCAAGGTCGGGGAGAACGGCGTAAAGCCGGACACCTGGTACCAGTTGAGCGCCGAGGGCGAGTTCGTCGAATTCGACGAG